TGCCCAGCGCCCCAATGAACTATCAATCTGATAGGTTCAGGGCTGGTGATTTGGATTGCTCTAACGCTGTTGGAGGTGGAACGACACTTGAGTGGGGCGTTACCGGGGTTATAACAGATATCGGCAATGGAGTGGGGCAAGGAAAAGATGTTGGCCTGTATGCGCGTGTCGTTATTCCTCTGGATAAACCTAGAAGCCGCGTGAATTGCGATGATCTATTTCAACTTGAAATAAGACACAGGCGGCTTGAAATTGAAATGCTTCGAGCCGAGTTAGAACAATTAAAAAGATTGCAAGAAACAGGTGAGAACAGTGACGGCGAACTGGAGTTTGAGAACTAATGACTGATCTCACTAAAGTTGCTGACAATATTGATGGGCTTGCTGATCGTGAGATCAAGGCTGGAGGGTTTAAATTTACGTTTGCCTCTGTCTTCGCAATCTTAGCTTTCATCAGCACTATTGTCGGTGGCCTCTACGGCGGCTTTGTTTTGTACCAGAAGATTGAAGAGGTCGCTGGCCTTGATATTACTGCGTATCAAAAACAAATGGATATTATGGACGCCCGAATGCAGGGGGTTTCTGAGAAGGTTGAGGAAGGTGTGGAGTATTCTCGGGCGATTAAAAACGGCTTATCGGACGATATTTTACGCATTGAACAACAAGTTGACAGGATGGACGATTTAGTAAGACTAATCGAAGATAGTGTGGATGTTTCAATTCGAGAAAGCGAAGCAGACGTTAGACGGCTAATTAAGGAAGCTGTATCTGACATTCGTATACTTATAGATGCGGCTGAAGTTCGTTTTGAAAACCAGAAAGAACGTGTTAGAAGTAGCCAAGCCGCCGACATGAAAGAATTAGAAGAACGTCTGATGTCAAAACTACAAAGAGCTTTAGACAACCCTTTGTCTGATTAGGAGATTTATATGACTGAATTTAAAGAGGTTGATGCCAACGGTAGCGGGGCCATAGAGAAGTCAGAATGGGACGCGCTAAACAGAACAATAGACTTAGAGGACAGGAGGCGTTTGCTAGATGATGAGGATGCCCAGCGAGATGCCCAACGTAAAATGACTTGGTTCGCGCTAAGTGGCATGTTGCTGTTTCCATTCGCGATAATCTTGTGCGCTGTTATGGGTTTAGATCAAGCGATGAACTCTCTTTCCAGCATTTCTGGTGTATATTTTATATCTGCATCCGCCCTCGTGGGGTCGTTTTTTGGATTTTCTAAGATGGGAGGTAAAAAGTAATGATTGCTTTATTAGGAAGTGCGCTTGGTTTCGGAACTTCTTTTCTTCCGCAAGTGCTGGGCTTCTTCCAGAAGAAACAAGACCACAAAAACCGTCTTGAAGAACTTAAAATGCAGGGTGAACTCGCAGCCCTTGGCGTCACACACGACATCCAAAAGTTAGACAAGCAAGCTGAGATTGCAGAAACAAAGGCTTTGTATGAATTTGCTAACCCTACTCGCGGCTTTGCCGCAGGACTATCCGCATCTGTACGGCCAATTATCACTTACTTGTTTTTTGGCTTATTCCTATCCGTCAAAGCTGTCATCCTTTTGAAAGCGATGGAGGAAGGCGGCAACTGGAAAGACGCAGTTCCACTAATGTTTGACAATGAAACCCAAGCACTCTTTTCTGCTATCATCGCATTTTGGTTTGGGCAACGCAGTGTATCTAAATTTATGGGAGCGAACAAATGAAACAGAACTTTGACGCATGTTTAAGTATGCTGCTCAAACACGAAGGTGGTTTTGTAAATCATCCAAAAGACCCGGGCGGAATGACTAACTTGGGAGTAACCAAGGCTGTCTATGATGAATGGATTGGTGCGGAAAGCACTGAGGATGATATGAGGGCGCTAACTCCTGAAGATGTTGCCCCGATTTACAAAAAAAATTATTGGGATAAGGTGCGCGGTGACGATTTACCTTCTGGTGTTGATTGGTGTGCTTTTGATTGGGCTGTCAATTCTGGCAGTGGTAGACCAGCCAAGGCTATTCAACGAGCCGTTGGTGCCACGCAAGATGGAGCCATTGGCCCTATGACTTTGCAGTCTGTTGCTGATTTAGACCCAGACAGAATTATTGAGTCTGTATACCTCACTCGCCAAAAATTCTATGAAGGTTTGAAAACTTTTGAAACTTTTGGCAAAGGCTGGACTAGAAGAAATAAAGAAACTCTTGATACGGCTCTTGCTATGGCATCTAGGCCAGTATAAAAAATTCGTGTGGGTGGTGTAATCTCAACAGTCTAAACCTTGGGGGTCTGGTTGTTTATTGGTTACGCGCTACCAAATGTGCCAACATCGTAAGCTGCCACCCACACAAATTTTTAAAAAATTTAGTTACTATTTATTGTGGTAAAAAATAATACCAGTAATTTTTACCTTTTTTAGTAAAAGCGTTTCGGTATCTATCAAGCCTCCCCATTTTTGCCATGCCATCCATAAAAGAGCTTATGGTTTGTACAGTGAATTCAATTCCATCTATTTTTAGTTTTTGAGAAATGTCTGCTGCTGTTAATCTTTCTTTTTCAGAAAAACAGCTTAGAATTATTTTTCGTTTGTTTTCGGCTGCAATTCTAATTTTTTGCTGTTGGGCTTCTTTTGCGTCATGCGTTATTTCTTGGCGCAAATCCATTGGAAGATTTGGACGTTTTCCTAAACGTGCCATTTCTATTTCGTGTTCAAGAATATTCCAGCCATATGATATTTCTTTTTTTTCTTCAATTGTTGTAGCATTTTCTAAATTTTCTAAAGCTTTTTCTTGTCTAATTCTTTTACGATTAAACTGCAAAGTGCTAAGACCGCTTCCACATCCATTGATAGATTGTATCTGCTTTTTTTGCGGCTGTCTTCGAGCATCAACTGCAACAATCGGTGCTGCCTCTTTGCGGCGATTGACAATAGACTTTCGTTTTCCATCACGTTCCAATCTATATGTGTAAAATTTTATGCCATATTCAACAGATGCACGGTGTACCGTAGTTTGTGATAAAGATATGGCTTCTGCTGTCTGTTTTTGATTTAAACCCGCTTCAGCACAACGAACTAAAGCAGCAATTTGTTTATCATTAATATTAACGGCCATTTGACACCTTATAGTTTTTTAATTGTTTATTAATTCTTTCCGCAGCTTTTGCCGCTCTTAAAAATCTTTGGAAACTAGCTTCTTTTCTATATGCAATAGCTAATTTTCTTTGATGATTTATTAACGGGTCTAAATTTTTCATTACGCTGCCTTCATTGTTAAGATTATTTTTCATCATATAATTTCTTTTTTTCTTTAATTAAAATATATGATGCAAATCGAGTGCTGCTTTCATCCATAAAAACCATTTCGGTGTGAATTTCGTGGCCTTCATCTCTTAGTTCTTTGATCCGTGCCGCCAAACGAAATGATCCAATAAATTGCAATGCTTCCATAGGCGTAATTGGATTTTTTTTCATCCATTGCAGAATTTGTTTTGTCTGAGTTTCCATGTTTATTTCCTATTTGGTTGTGGGGGTAGGTCAACAAATATTTGTTTTATCGGTTAAATTGTACCAATCGGCTATAATCGGTTTAAACCACTCAGGTGCGTTTTCGTCTTCGTTCTGGCGATCAAATAAATTTAGGGCCACAAATTTTGCCACATCAACTGTAACGTCACTAAAACTTAGATCTGAAAAATTTAAAAGCAGAACACGGATGCTACTGTCTTCAGAGCACTCTGCATAAACCAATTTTGCGGCTTCTGACAGCGTGTTTGGCATGTCTTCGCCTACTGGCAAATGATTAAAGTGGCGCGTAATTCCAAGGTCTGGGCGAACAATCGTGCCGCTAGACGTAACCAGATATTGATCCATTTGCTGTTTCTTTGTCATTTTATATTCCTTTTTAAGAGAGGGGGTCCCTTTTTAATTAGGGGGGTCCCTTTTTAATCGGGTGGGGGCCGAAGCCCCCTTGCTTTATGCTGCCTCTAAAAGATTAGAAGCCCAATCCATGAACTCCTGATCCTTGCATGTCTCAATGAACATTGCGCGGATCGATGGATCATTGCAGAACTTCTCGCGCAAGATAGAATATATGCGGATAAAGCCTTCTCCATGTGGCTTACGCATCCACGCCCACTTGGTGCGGTCAGACTTATACAATGTATGTTGCACATAGTGTGACACCTCATGCAGCACTTGGATGGTGTTACCGTGATAGACATCGCCAGTCGCCACAAACATGCCGCCGCATTTTGGATTAGCGTCAAACGATTTGTACTCGTTCCAGTAGACGTTGCCATCGAGAACTTTATTCTCAAAGCACTTGTAACCATTTTCATATTTGCCGTTCTGGACATTTTTGATCTGCCAGTATGACAAATTAATAATAATTGTTGACCATCCAGCCGAAGAGCAATTGCCTTTGCCACCGTTTGGCTTTTTAACAGTCAGGACTTTAAGCGCGTTTGCCTTCTGACGGTTGCTCATGGCAAACTCAGTGCCGTTCAGACCATCAATAGCATTATAGACCATTGTCGTAATAAAGTGGCGCTGTGTGTCAAGATCGTAGGTCATCAGGGTAGTCCTTTGTTTATGTTTCTATAACTTGTGTAAACTATATTTTACACTATTGCAATGGGGCTTTACACTTTTTTTAAAAAAAACTATTAATAAATTATGTACCATGTTGAGATTGAAGCAGAGGGACAACCTCAAGGAAAAGCCAGACCTCGTATGAGCCGATTTGGTCACGTCTACACGCCTCAAAAAACAAGAGACTACGAGAACATCATAAAATCCGCTTGTGCATCACAAATGAAAAGACACGACCTAAGTCCAACAACTTCAGCTGTTAAAGTGTCGATTGTAGCTTTTATGAGTATTCCTAAATCTTGGTCACAAAAAAAAGCCGAAAAAGCCGAATATGGTTTAATTTATCCAATAGCCAAACCGGATATAGATAATATTGTAAAAGCTGCTTTGGATGGTATTTCGGGGCCACAAGGCGTCATATTGGATGACAAGCAAGTGGTTAGCCTAAAAGCAATTAAAACTTTTTGCCACCCAGACCGAGGTCCAGTGCTTTATATATCAATTTCCTGGGAATAGGACCAATCAGGTCCATATAAATCTCGCCATTCTTTTGGACTTTGATGGATTGCCAATTTACTGCTATCCCACAGCCCTTGATGATGTCCTTCACACAATGGAATAGCTAGGTTGTCTGCTGTTTTCTTTCCACTAAATCTGTCGTGTATAATGTGGTGTGCTTGAGTTGGAGAGGATTGTGGCAAGTTAAAAGATTTGCATATGCAGCAATCCATTTCATGCAGTTTTGATAAAAACTTTGGGTCTTTTTTTGCTTTGGGTGTTTTGGGGTTAGACCAATCAATATTTAAATTTTTATTTTGTAATTGGGTCATAACCAACCGCCTCACTTAATTTACTCATTGCTAATTCAAAATAGATCATAAACTCTGTTTGAGTCATGGCGCTAAACTCGGTGCTGTCAACATGGCGAACAATACTATAACTGAGGGGTGATATACTGGTTTTGTAATAGCCGCAAACCAATTTAAGTTCGTGATGTAGGTGTTTTGATGTTGGCCACATTCCAGTGCTTTCGACTGCCGTTTTAAGGATTGACCAGTACAAATTGTGGTGTGGGTTTGATCTTGTTCCAGTAACTGATAAATTAAAAAGTTGGTTAGATTTACATTCTTCTAACCTTTCTGCGTCATGTTGAGAGACAGGCATCAATTTCCCATCCCTCAACTCAACTTGAATTTTAGACATTTTTGTCAAAACGGTATTTCATCATCTAAATCTGCAAGTTCAACTTGTGTAGATGATGGGGTCTTAGGGGCGCTGGGGGCCACTTTACCGCCTTGTAAGGTTAAATCATTAACCCTTACGCCCAAATACGTTTTGCCGTTATAATCACGTTGAGTAAGCTCTCCGCTTACCGTCAAACTTGTACCTTTTTTTAAGTAAGGCTGGACACCAACAGCACGTTTGCCAAAATAAGAGCAATCAAAAAACATAGTTGTTTTATTTGGTCCGTAGCCATCATCTACTGCGACTGCGAATGTAACAAACTGAGTTTGGTCCACACCCCCCTTTTTAATTTCACTTTCTTTGGTAAGACGCCCAGCAATTGTAATTGATTTCATATTTCTAATTCCTTTTTTCGGTCATCATGTGCTTCAACCATTCTAGTAAAATCCTCTTCAGAAAGACCAATTGTGTTAAGTGTTTTGTTATATTTTGGTTCAAACTTTTGAAAAGATGCTTCACTACATCCGTTACTGTAAAAATCAACAACTGCTTGAATGCGGTCTTCTGATGTAAGTTGCATTGCTGGCCTTGGCGCTGTTGCAATTGTTTCATTCTTGCGCTCAACGCCAACCATTTCATTTGCAGAGGCGTATGTGCCGCCGTGCAAGCCAAGAGAAGCTAAGGCGCGACCGATAGCGGAAGTTTCACACACCTCTAAAGCTGAAGTCTTAGTAATGTAGGACGAACCGCGAATTTCTTCCGCTAAACCCGACCCAACAATAAAACTGTCTTTGTCTTTGATTATGGCACGAACCACTACAGTTTCTTGGTCGTTATAAACCAATTCAGTTTCTATTCCGTAAGTGCCGCCAAAAGTGATACGGAACGCTTCAATTCTGGTAGAGACTTCGGTGTAAGACTTTCCACCTTTCATCATAACGCCGTGTGCTTTGTTAAGTTCGCTTACAAGTTCCATTGCATCGTGGAATTTTTTAGTATCAGTCATAATAATTTAATCCTTCAAAATTGCGAATAACTGTAGTTAATTTTTGAATTGCGCTGGGAGGAAAACTAGTTTTTTGATATTCTTCATAATTAATAGCTTTAGCTTCAAATTGATTTAAATTTTCCATCCAATGTTTATTAAGCATTGAATACATTTCGCTAATTAATTTTTCTTTATCTGAAATAGTCATTTTGCATGTCCTTTGTAATCTGCATTACAGGGTTTACACTTTTTATTAAGAGGCGTAAAGGGTGTATTGCAAATAAGTTATGGAGATTAAAATGTTAACCCTAGATGAAATTCGTGAAAAACTTAATGATGTAAACATGAGTAAGGTTTCAAGAGATACTGGACTTTCTCGCCCAACCATATATAAGTTCTTGAATAGTATGGCTAAAATGGAATATGATACTGTTAAAAAGGTGTCTGATTATTTTGAAAAGGAAGCCTGATGTCTCACTATATGACTGCATTGGCTATGAAACAGAAAGGTCTTCCGCCTGCGGCTAAGATTGTTTTGTATTGGATTGCCGACCATCACAATGGTGAAACAGGTAAATGCTACCCCAGCATCAACAGGCTTGCTTATGTCTCTGAGATGTCTGCAACTTCAGTCAAAAATCATCTTCGTTACTTAGAGCAAGTTGGCTTGATAAAGCGCTTTTCTCGAGTTCGTCCAGAGGGGGGGAAGTCATCAAATCAATATTCGCTTTGCCTTAATGATGTTGAGTTATTTAACGATGGTCAAAATCCGCCTATGGGTGGGGCAAAATCTGACTGTGGGGATGGGCAAAATCCGCCTATGAACCTTGTAACTAATAACCTTGGAACTAAACCAAGTATATTAGCTCAATCAAATAAGGATTTAGATACTAAGTTTGATGATTTTTATGCTTCATATCCAAGAAAGACAGCAAGGGGTGCTGCAAAGGTATCGTGGAGAAAGGCTTGCAAGGGAGTTGATGCTGACGTTATTATTTCTCAAGCTGCTTTATTTGCGGCTAGTGTAGAGGGTAAAGACAAAAAGTTTATTCCACACCCAGCTACATGGTTAAATCAAGAAAGATGGGATGATGAAGTATTCGCACAAGCAGACAGCGAACAAGACCAGAATAATCTGGTACAAAAAATATTTGCAGAAATGGTGAAACCAAATGCGTGATGAACAAATTCAACAACTGACACTAAAACTTCTGAGCCGCCTTAACCCGCCCCGTGCGTTGACAGGACAAGCACAGGCAATCAAGGATGAAGCAACATTCCTAGCTAAGTGCATCAACCGTGTAGCGCCAACTCAAGGTCTAAATGATTGGTTTGAGAACTTTGAAGAGGCTGTGCTAGGTAATTTAGAGACAAGAACATGGCCGACTGCCAAAGAATTGTCCAAGGCTGCATCACAAATCATAAAGGCTCGGCCAGTGTTTGCTAACCACATGGGTGAGAGCGAGTGGTCACTTTCACCAGCAAAGATTAATGCAAAACGCATTCAAGGTGGTTTTTCTGTATGTGACACATGGTTGAGCGGCAATAAATTAAAAGAGATTTTAGCTACTGGTCTGGTAAGCGAAAATGATTTGCATCCTTACCAAAGAACAGCATCCTTGCAAAGAGATGAGCTTTATGGTTAAATTTAATTGCTGCTTTTGCAGTCTGCTCGGTAGACCCCTTCCTGTGGGTCAGCCATTAACTATCTGGCAGAGAGATAAGACGGAGCCTCTTATTTTTCTGCCAGTTTTTTTAATTTAGACGCACCCTTTATAGGACGTAACTATGAATGAAGAAATAAAATCCCCAAAAGTAGGGACATCTACGGAAAAAAAATCTGCTGGCAATCGCGGTAAAGGCAGAAAAAAAGGCGTTCCAAACAAAAACACAACACTTCTTAAAGACGCAATACTTTTGGCTGCTGAGAAAGCTGGCAACTCTATGGGTAATGCTGGAATGGTTTCCTACCTTGAATTTCAAGCAACCGAAAACCCCAACGGGTTTATGACTTTGATGGGCAAAGTTCTTCCAATGCAAATCAATGGCTCTGGAGATGGTGGCGAACACGTTATTACCTACAAGTGGTTAAGCGATGCCGACCAAGACAATTAAGTACAGACCTAGAAAGCATGTAAAGGCGTATCATGCACGGAAGCAGCGTTGGGCGGTAATTGTGGCTCACAGGCGCTTTGGCAAGACAGTAGCGGCTATTAATGACTTAATCCGCGATGCTCTAACAATACAGCGCGAAAATGTTCGTTGCGCTTATATTGCCCCGTACTATCGGCAAGCCAAAGCAATCGTTTGGGATTACCTAAAAGAATATACCAAAGACATTGAAGGCGTTGAAATTAATATTGCTGAATTGCGTGTAGATTTTGCCAACGGTGCTAGGGTCCGACTGTTTGGTGCGGATAACTATGACGCTATGCGTGGCCTCTATTTTGACAGCGTTGTTTTGGATGAACCCGCTGACTTTCCAGTATCTGCTTGGCCCACTGTAATACGGCCTGCTTTGGCTGATCGAAAGGGACGCGCTACATTTATAGGGACGCCAAAAGGAAAAAATGAGTTTTGGGACACATACCATTACGCAAAATCGCATCCTGATTGGTATTGCGATATTTTTAAATCATCTGAAACAGGTATATTAGACGCTGAAGAACTTGAAGAAGCTAAAAGGGCAATGGGGCCAGATAGGTTTGAACAAGAATTTGAGTGCAGTTTTGAGGCCGCTATTCAAGGTTCTTTTTATGCTCAAGAAATGAAAACGGCAACTTCTGACGAAAGAGTAACTAATGTTCCATATGATCCCGGGGCTAGTGTAATAACCTCTTGGGATTTGGGCATTGGTGATAGCACTGCCATTTGGTTTGCACAGTTTGTTGGCCAAGAGGTGCGAGTAATAGACTATTACGAAAACAGTGGAGTTGGCTTAGATCATTATGCAAAAGTTCTAAACGAAAAAGGATATGCTTATTCTGAACATATTTTACCGCATGATGTGAGAGTTAAAGAACTTGGAACGGGTAAAAGTCGCTTGGAAACCCTAGATGCGCTGGGCATAAAAAACATTACAATTGCACCTATGCTTGCTGTAGAAGATGGCATTCAGTCTGTTAGAACAATGATCTCTCGATGCTGGTTTGACATTAAAAAATGCGACAGAGGTGTTGAAGCACTTCGCCAATATCGCAGAGAATTTGATGAAAAACTCAAAACATGGCGGGGAAGGCCGCTTCACGATTGGACTTCACACGCTGCTGACAGTTTTAGGTATATGGCTGTCGGGTATCAAAAACAGACTGATTGGGGTGAACCAATACGCAGAAACCTTAAAGGTATCGCATAACAATTGAACCTGTGTTATATTCTCAATAACCAAGGAGATTTACATGGGTATTCTTAATGATACTGTAACGAATTTTATGGAAAAAAGTTTGTTGGGCCAAGTTTATAAAGCGGGTGGCAGAGTAGTAAACGCTTTTGGCGGTAAAGGCGGTGGCAGAGTTGAAAATCCCGCTGATGTTCGTAAATATGAAGAACAAGTTTATAGCCAGCAATATAAGCCAGACGGAACCCTTGCTGATGACAGCCCTGCAAGTCTATTGCAAATTTGGAACAACATGCCGTATTCAACTCAAAGCGACGAAGAAGCTCTTGAAGATAGCATTAGGCCGCGTCTTATAAATGATGGTCGGTTTGGGTACAGAAACTCAGCAGCTCACAAGAATGAAATGCGTTTGCGTGGACAATAAAGGGATTGTTTGATGGCTGGATTGCTTGATTCACCAAGTCGTGACGAATACCTTTCGCGCCGCGCCTCAGAACGCGAAGCATATTTTGCTAAACGCGCCGAAATGCGCCGAAATGGCGAACGTGACTTTACTGGTGCGGATGCAGCCCGATTTGCAGCTGAGATGACGCCAATACTTGGTGACGCAATGGCTGTAAAGGAGCTTTGGGAAGAAGCAACTTCAGAAAGCCCTAATTGGGGTTTGGTTGGATTGTTGGGTGGAACGGCTGTTCTTGGTTTGATACCCGGCGTTGGCGATGCAGCTGCAAAAGCTGTGAAGGCTGGTGCGCAAGGTTTGCTTGATACGGTCAAGCGTGTTGAGGTTGACCCGGATGCTATGGGTTCGCTGTTGGGTAATGTGCGG